CTATCGTCAGTCCCATGGATTCCGCGTTCCTATGAAGCTCCGCGATGGTCTTGTTATCCACATTCCTCTCTTCCGAAAGTATTGTTTTTCGAGAAGTACTTTTTCGCTGTCTGTCAAGTTCTATTTGACAGTTGGAGTGTCGTATGTGATATTCGAACTAGCTCATCTACATGTTGTAGAAGGAGTCTTCGGAGTCGTCCTTAACGGGCGGCTCTAGTTTTTTATTGGATTCTTGTGCTGAATCTGGAGTTATATTCCTTTTCCAGCTTGTCTATGCTCCATTGGCGGTTTACGTAGTACGCGGTTATGAGTACCCAGTAATCCCTTCGTTCTCCTAGAACAACGAGATATTGTTGGTTTGGAAGATATATCTTCACTCGATCCTTGTTCTTGTCGTTTTTTCTCCATACCCAAGGCCGCGCGCATTGGGCGTATCCGCATATTTCGCAGAACGGATGATGCTCCACTACCGGTCTGGGCCAGCTGATGCGTTCGCTGCGTTCAGCATCCGGAAGCCGTGAGCCGGAGTCGTCCTGATTGCATGTGGTCAGATGCATGAAGGCTTCCGGATAGATTCCGTCGTAGGGCATTCTTTTGTAGTGTACGGGTTTCCCGTCGTATTGGAAGGACTCTCTGAACTCGTTCTGGAATACATGGAACAGTCGTTGCTCATACTGCTCCCATGTCTCTCCGTGCTCTTGATTCCAAGGAATCAATCCGGGCAGCCAATGCGGATTCATCTCGCCCTCCATACGAAATAGTTGAACTTGGTCTCCTTCAGCAGTGTGCTCCGGTCTAGTTTGTATCCCGACCGTTGAATGATTCGTTCGATGATTCTGCGCTTCGCCATGCTCTGATGCTGTTCCGGCAGTTTTCGCTGCGAACGGCATACTGCTCCGATGAGTATGTCGGTGAGCTGCATGATCTGTACTTCGTCGGAACGTATCGGCTGGATTTTCTGGATGATTCTGTGATCGTAATCGTACATGTTGTTCGAACAGACATCCCATAATTGGCTGACTCGAAAACTCGAGTGTGTGTCTTTGATGTCGACGAATACGTTATAGCTTTGCCTTGGATCGAAGACGACCTTGAGCATCTCGAAGTACATTTTGTAATACCAGGTGTTGTGGTCCTGATTGTATTTCTCGTGGTCAAGTAGATTCTTGTCCGGGATGAGGAGCGCTCGGAACGATATGTCATCGTCATCGAAGAAGTAGTCCACGAGATCCAGATAGAGCGGCAGCATACGGTCTCGTGCCTTTGCCCATTTCACCTCATTCGTGGCGCATATGCCATGTTTCTGCTTGATTTCTTTGATTCTGACGCATATCTCTTTGCGTTTTCCTTTTGGCACAATGACGGCTCCCAGAGCCATGCTGTTCGAATCATCATGCTCAAGGTGACATGTCTCGTCACAATACAGGTTGTATTCGGTCATTCGTGTTCCTTTCAATCCATCAATCGTCAGGCGTCTCGGCTTCGAGGCGTGCGTTCGGATCCTTGTTTGCGGCCATGTCATAGTCTTCGGGGTGCGCGGCGATACGGTCGATGAGATCATCCGTGACCTGATTTTGGCGCTCGCGGGCTTCGTAGGCGCGGGCGGCTTCGCTGCCGAGTGCTCGTGTGTAGATGTCGAGGCTGGTGAGCCCGAATGTGGAGGCGATGTGCTCCACGTCGGACGTCGTGAGCGGCGCTTCGTATCGGAGCCTTACGTGCCAGTAGTTGTTTCTCATACCGCTCTTTTTGTAGAACTCGGCATTTGTTATTCCGCTTCGTTTAACGAGATCTCGACATATGTCGATGATTCTCTTGCTGTCTTCGGTGACTTCATTTTTGGCAATGCTTCCCATGCCCAACATGGTACCCAATTGAGAAGGATTTGTAAAGAATACTTAATTGAGTAACAATAAACTTACTCAATTAAGTACGGTAAGAATTACCGCAAGGCATCGCAATGAACAAAGAAAGGAGCGGCAAGACAGATGAGTGAGACGGAAACCATCGCAAGGAATCTCAGCGGCGAGCTCGCACGACACCGCAAGACGCAGGCCGCGCTCGCCAGAGAACTTGGCGTGAGCGAGAAAACCGTCAGCGAACGTCTGGGAGGCAAGGGGTCGTTTAACACCGAACAACTCGAAAAGACGGCGACGATGCTCGGCATGAGCCTCTACCAGCTCATGATCAAGCTCCTACAACCAATCGACGGCATCAAACAGATCAAGCCATGAGCAGCGCTCGCCGACGCATGAATCGAAAGGAGAACGCGAAATGAGGAAGATGAAGAGATCTGATGTTCGCGAGTGGACACCAGGCGAACCTATCGAACGGGTCGACTTCGGCGACGGTTGCACGGGGATGAACAAGAGCATTCCCAGAGAACCCGGTCAGGTGGGCGATTTCAAGCGTCTCATCTGGAAATGTCGAGCCATTGAAGCGGATGGAGGGCCATGCCTTGATGTGCTTCCATCCGAATATTGGATTGACGACGTGAAGCAGGGCGACTACTTCGATGTGGTCACCGACGGATCAAGTTACGGCCCATGCAGCTTTGGTGGTGCGTGGACTTATCTCGCTGGCGTTGATGCGGGATGGCATCTCGTGCGAAAGGGACATCATGCAGGCTTGTACGAGACCCTTCGAAGCCTTCTCAAAGACATGTTTGGCTCGTCGGCCCACCGCCAAAACAATTCAACGGGACCTGGACTACTGATGACGTATTCGATGGTCTCGGTTGGCGCGAAATCGTCAGGCAGATGCGTGTTCAAATGAAACATATAGGTATCCGTCGGAGGCGTGACTGACTCCACATGCACGTCGCGTGATCCTTCGATGCGGATGCGGCGTAGCGATCCGCGAATACATTCTGCGTCGGAGAACGGCGGCTTGTCATGATCGGCACGCTGCATGGCGGTCTGCTCCTCCAGAGTGGCCGCTTGTCTCTGAAGACTGTCCAATTGCTCACGCAGGAGCCTGATGTCACCCTCGCGCTTGCGGTTCTGCTCCTTCGAGCTTCTGTGCTCGAGAACCCATCCAACGATCGTCACGACGAGCGTGAGGACAAATGCGGCGAGTTCGATGCCGTGCTGTGAAAACCAATCAGTCATGAAAACGATTCTAAGGAGAATCCAATGAACAATGAAATCCAACGATTCGATTTTAGGGGCGCATCATTGCGCACCTTGACCGATGAGGAGGGGGAGCCTTGGTTCGTACTCAAGGATTGCATGAGCATCCTTGACCTCGGTAATCCAACCGAGACTGTCAAAATGTTTGATGATGACGAGTTCAGTACTACTGAAGTCATCGATTCGATTGGCCGTCGGCAGCAGGCGTACATCATCAGTGAGCCTGGCCTATATCGTCTGGTTATGCGCTCGCGGAAGCCGGAGGCCAAGGAATTCCAGCGTTGGGTGACGCATGAGGTGCTGCCGCAGATCCGCAAGACCGGCGGCTACATTCCCACCAGCGAGACCGATGATGACATGACCATCCTCGCGAAGGCCGTGATGATCGGCCAGCGCACCATGGAAGCGCAGAAGCAGCAGATCGCCTCGCAGCAGTCGCGCATCGTGGAACTGGAGCCGAAAGCGCGGTTCGCGGACGCGGTCGCCGCGTCCGACGGCACGTGCCTGGTCGGCGAGCTCGCGAAGATGCTCCGGCAGAACGGGATGGACATCGGCCAGAACAGACTGTTCCGTCTTCTTCAGGCTGACGGGTATCTCGGCAAGTCCGGTTCGAATCGCAACGTGCCGACACAGCGTGCGATGGACCTCGGCCTGTTCCGTATCAAGGAGACCACCGTCACCCATGCGGACGGGCATACCACGGTCAGCCGCACTCCGAAGGTCACGGGCAAGGGGCAGCGATATTTCATCGACCGGTACTGGGGTCGCACCCAGCCGACGTTGGAAGCGGGTGCGTGATGAGCGTCAGTCAATTCGCGTGCCTATCGGGTCAGCTGCTGTGCGTGGTCGTGTTGCTTTGCGCGATTCTCTTGAAACTTCTGACCGTGGTCAAGGTGCTTCATGACATTCTCTGTGCGATTCGTTCAGCCCAGACGCAGATCGAACTTAGTCCCCTTGCGAGAAATCGTGGGGAATTTTGGACAAGGGCCAGGTCTTTGTTTTCCCGTGGCCGATGAACGGCTGCTGCCGCCAGGTGATCGTCACCGAAGCGCCTTCGGGAGGTGTGTAATGCAGGTACTTATGGCCATTTTCCTCGGTCTCCGATTCCTTCACCTTGATTCGCGCGTACACGCAGCCGCCAGTGGCGACAAGAGAGTTGAAGCCTTTCCGCCGTGATCCATAAGGGGTTTCGGGACTGTGGGTGGCCGTTGCATGCACGTCGGTGGCGGCTCCGTTGCCCACATTGACGATCTTGACCAGAAGGCACGGAGGATTTCCGTATCCGCATTCGACCACATAGGGCTGCCACTTCGGCCTACTTCGATATGCGAAGTTCCAAGCCATAGCTCCTCCGGTAAACAACGCGGTCAAGCCTTCCAAACCATAACTGATCCAATCCATAGTTCTTCTCCTAACTGTTCGGCCCGCACGTCGCATATGCGGGATGACACCGATTTTAGGAGAGGGCCGGGCGGTCCTCCTAACGCCGCCCGGCATCACACACGCAAAGGAGGCGCGTGATGGGAAACCTCAACATTGAGATTCCTGACGAGGAATGCATCAAACTGTTCCGCTACGAGGATGGCGACGGTGTCGCGGCGTATCTTCTGTTGTTCCCGGAACACGACATGAAAGCGGTCAAGCCGCGTATCGATGCGCAGCTTGACCACGAGATGGCGATGTCAGTAAATGCGTCCGACGCTCTGTTTGGTGGCGTCGTCGATCGCCCACCACAGCGCGTTGGACGGGTTGATGTGGATGGTGTCCGAGCTGGTGCCCTTGACGGATCCTTTGACGGTCACGACCGTCCCGTTCCTGGCCGCTTCCATCAGATCCTCCGCAAGGCTCGCTCGATCCTGTCCCTCGGCAAGCTTCACATGGACCGGTTCGCCGGTTCCTGTGTCGAGCGTGAGTCTGTCACTCATAATTCTTCTCCTAACTGTTCGGCCCGCACGTCGCAAATGCGGGATGACACCGATTTTAGGAGAGGGCCGGGC